ATATTCTAAAGCTCAATCATAAGTCTTTCCACCAGATTGTGGTTCTAGGCTCTTCTTCGTTTATTCCGTTTATGCAGCTTCAGGCGTCGCACCGTCGTGAAGTGATTGAGGATTTGCTTGATATCAACATATTCTCAAAGATGAATAACATCGTAAAGGAACGTTCTGCTCGTCTTAAAGAACAACTTAAGGATGCAACATACCAACTAGATCTGATCAAAGAAAAGATTAATCTGCAGCGTAAGTATATTCGTGAAGTTACCGAGCTGACTGGTGAGTCAATCAAGTCTAAACAAAATGAAATCGAAGAATTGCGTAGCGAGGTTGATGAGCTTCAGAATATTAACCTAGCGCTTTCTAATGAGGTTTCAACAAGACAGCCACACATCGAAACAACTCTTAATAAGTTGCATGATAAAAAGCAATCTGTCCTTAATTACCAATCGGAGTTTAGATCGCAGATCCGCACATTGGTCAAAGAAGCTCAGTTTTATGAAGGAAACGATTCATGTCCTTCGTGCTCGCAAAGCATCAGCGAAGATCTTAAGCAGACTAAAGTATCAGCTGCACGGTCAAAAGCGAAAGAACTTCAAGATGCGATGGATCATGCATCTGAGAAATCAAGTTCTTTAGAAGATGATATCACACAGATCTCTAACGAGTTGTCTGATATCAGAGATAAGCAAGCTAGCATTCATGCAAATAACCAAACTATTGCACGTATTCAAAGACAGGTATCTACCATTGAAAACGACATAAACAACCTAGAAGGAAAAGAAGGCGATACAGCGAAAGCAAATGCTGATATGACTTCTCTCATGGAAGAACGTGATACGCTTGGTGAACGTAAGCTTGAGATGGTTGATCAGCGTACATACTACGAAGCTTGTGGCGAAATGCTCAAGGATACCGGTATCAAGACTAAGATCATCAAGGAATATCTACCTGTGATGAATACATTGGTTAACAAGTATCTTCAGGTCCTTGACTTCTTTGTACAGTTCAATCTTGATGAGAACTTCAATGAGACAATCAAATCACGGTATCGTGACGCATTTAACTATGCCAGTTTCAGTGAAGGCGAGAAACAACGTATCGACTTAGCCTTGCTTTTCACGTGGCGTCAAATTGCCAGAATGAAGAACTCTGCATCCACAAACCTATTGGTGCTTGATGAAACGTTTGACTCATCTCTGGATCATGACGGTGTTGACAACCTAATGAAGATCCTAAACACTCTGGACGAGGGATCAAATGTGTTTGTCATTTCTCATAAGGGTGATATGCTAGACGGCAAATTTAGAAGTAAGATAGAGTTTATTAAAGATAATAATTTTAGCAAAATGAAGATTGGAGAAACAAATGCTTGAAACTATGTGCGATATCATGGACGCGGCGTATAAGACGAACTGGATTACTAGCCGTGATGGCAATATGTCTGTTCGCCATTGGGACCGTGACCATTTCTATATCACACCATCTGGCATCCGTAAACAGACACTTCAACCAGGTCAGTTTAAGAAAATGGCTATCACACCGGATGGTCCTAAATACCTACCATATACTGATATCTCTTCGGCGCTAGTTGCATCCGGTGAACTGCCTATGCACTATGGGCTTCTTAAAAACTTGCCAGCTGATACTGAGACACGTGTCGTTGTACATGTACATCCAACGTACTGTGTTGCAGCGATGCATGCTGGAATCGATCTGAGCACTATTGATGAATCTTTCCCAGAGTTAAATAGATACAGCAATATCGGCCGCAATGTCGGAGATGTTCCACCTATCTCTCAGGAGCTAGCAGACGAGGTTCATAAGAACATGGGTCTCAAAGAGGACGGATCCACCGAGTTCAATATCGTTGGCATTAAAGGTCATGGTGTTGTTGCTATCGGAGATACCCCATGGCGGGCATATGAGCATGTCGAACGCCTTGAGCACATTTGTAAGATTATCCTCGTGTCAGGCGTAGGGATCTAAAAAAAATAAAAAAATGTGAAAAAAAGTGTGTACATCTCCGATCATATGGTGTAGAATGGTTACATAAATGAGGAGATGCACATATGCTTAACTTTCAGGTACAGAATACACTAGCTAAACTACTGGCTCGTGAAAACGTAACTGTTCAGCACGGTAACTTTTCGACCGCTTTCTTTGACGTCGAGAAACGTGTGCTTGGTCTCCCCCTTTGGAAAAACCGTGGAAAAGATGTTTATGACCTGTTGGTTGGTCATGAAGTTGGTCATGCTCTGTTCACACCAGCCGAAGGCTGGCATGAGTCTATTGTTGACCTAGGCCTTCCACGGTCATACGTCAACGTTGTCGAAGATATTCGCATCGAAAAGCTTATTCAGAATAAATATCCAGGTCTTGTCTCCTCATTTAAACGTGGATATACTGTACTGAGTAATGAAGACTTTTTCGGTACGTCGAAGGTTGGCAACGTTGACGCCCTAGGCCTCGTTGATCGTATCAACTTGAAGGCCAAACTTCGCGATCTTATCGACGTCCAGTTTTCAGCACAAGAACAACCCCTTGTAGATCAAGCAATGGCGGTTGAGACATGGGAAGATGTTCTGCGTGCGTGTGAGGCACTATATGCTTACATGAAGGAGCAAAAACAAAATGAGCGGAATCAAAAAAACGAAGTTGAAACTAGCAATGCTAAAGATAGCAGTGGGGATGTGTCGGATGATTTCGATGATACCGGTTCATCCACTCCAAGCGGCGATGACGAGTCTGGAGCTGAAACTCCTGTTGAAACGAGCGGACCTGGTTCTTCTCCTGAACCGGAGATAGAAGAAGTAATCGCTTCTAGTAAGCCAGCAGCCGATCCTGAGAAAGTTGTAACAGACGAGTCGTTTCGTTCACGCGAAAAAGATTTGGTCGAGATGAACAAAGATGGAACGCAACCTCTGTACCTTCGTGCAATCACTCGTAGTCAAATGAAGGACATGGTCATTGACTACAAAACTATGATTGCACGTCGTGAAGAGAATAAAGCACAATCCAGCCGAACTGAGCTCTTTGGAAAAACCGAAGCGAACAGTGAATTTGCTTCCTTCAAAGATGATACTAAGAAATTCGTTAATATCATGGCTAAAGAGTTTGAGATGCGCAAGGCTGCGTATCAGTCCCAACGTGCTCAAACCGCTCGGTCTGGATCTCTTGACGTTAATAAACTTCACAACTACAAGCTTTCAGATGATATCTTCTCGCGTGTAACCACCCTTGCAGACGCTAAGTCACATGGTATGGTGATGTTCATTGACTTCTCTGGCTCTATGGCTTCAATGTTAAAAGACACTATTAAACAAGCTTTGTCTCTAGTGTCGTTTTGCAAGAAAGTAAATATTCCCTTTGAGCTGTTCAGCTTCACGAATAACATTGGCCACGAATTCGAGGTTGAAGATGGGCAAATCGATCATAGCCGCATTTCTATCGTAAATCTTCTTTCTTCTAAGATGACCAAAGGCGAGTTTGAGCTGTCTTATCATCACTTGTTTATGATGGGTACGCTTGGAAGTTGGAACTCGGAATATTGGAATAAGTACGAATCTCTGTCTGGTACTCCTCTTAATGAAACAATTATGGCTTCTCGTTTCATTCTCCACGATTTTAAGAAGAAGCATGGCGTTCAAAAGGTTCATGCGATATTCCTAACAGATGGAGCATCAAACCAGATATGCTACAAGAAAAGCTTTGACGTGATGACTCGTGGTTATGCTATCGATATTGATGGTCGTGTTATTTCAGGCACTAGATCTTCTTCTCTTACTGATAAACTCATTGAGGATCTAGGTAAGACATATGGTGTTATCGGCTTCTTCTTGGCTGAACGTCCGTACGAATTCCGTGGTGAGGTATGGGCGTCTTCGGATTCATATGTCGACAAGGAAGAAATGAGCAAACTTCGTAAGGAGTATATGAAAAACAAATTCATCTCCATCAAGAATGGACGTGGATACGATGAATACTTCATTGTCAAAGGTGAAGGCAGAAGTCTAAATACCGATGCTGATGATTTTGAAGTTAGCGACAAAGCCGGCAGGGCTGAGATCGCACGAGCCTTTAAGAAATACGCAGGCTCAAAGAAAGCGAACCGCCTGCTAGCAACACAGTTTGCTAGATTGGTAGCATAAGTAATACGTCTCCGTAGCTCAGTGGATAGAGCAACCGCCTTCTAAGCGGTTGGTCGGGGGTTCGAATCCTCCCGGGGACGCCAAATATAATGCGGGTGTAATCCAACCGGTAGAGATAGTGGACTTAAAATCCATACAGTGTGGGTTCGAATCCCACCGCCCGTACCATAAATCAAAAGGAATATATCATGGAAGACTATAAGAAATACTTTTCATTCTCAGGTGAATCTAACCGCAGTGAGTACTGGGCAGTCATCGCCCTCACCTTTGTCACTCTAGTCGTGTCCCTTGTTGCAATGGAAGAGTCCGCGTTTGGTGCTTTGCTAGCTCTAGTAGGATTGCTCGGTGCTCTTTGGTTGTATCTGGCTACTACAGTCCGCCGTTTGAAGGCTGCAGGACTTCATCCTATCTTCATTTTGGCAACCATGGTACCATACGTTTCTGCCCTTGCAGTCGTCGTCTTCGGTGTTTTGCCCGCAAAAAAAGATGAAAATATTTAAAATAACTGTGTACAAGCCTCCTCATTCAGTGTAGAATATACCTATATTATGAATGAGGAGAGACTATCATGATTAAGTTTGCACTAGGTACTGTATCTGTTATCGCTGGATCCACGCTTTTGGCATATGGTCTTATTACTGCGGCTGAAATGCCAGATGTGCACGTGAGCTACTCGAGTGGCCAGTGCGTTGAAGTTGTCAACTATGGTACCGATTATACATGTGACAACCTGCCTACACGTTTCCATCATATGTGGGTAGAATAAAATTAGCTATGTACAACGGCTAATTTTTAGTGTATAATAGTCATATATGAGAGAGGACTATATCATGAATATCATAGAACGTACACTCAGCGAAGCTCTGGCAAAACGTTTTCCTGACCAGATCGAGTTTTATCCTAAAACCGTCACCGCAATCGCCGAAGAACTTGGTATTAAATCAGGTGAGGCTTATAAATACACTACATCGTTCCCTAAGGTTCGCCGTGGTGTCTATAACCTAGAAGCCGCGATTGTTCCCTTCCGCTTTACCAAAGAGGAACAAAAAACTGTGTCTTCTTCTGTACAATCAGTTGTTAACGATGAGGTATATGTTCCCTCAAAAGACGAAACGTACGTTCAGTGGGGTAACTTCAAAGACATCAAGGCTATCATTCAGTCTCGTGTTTTTTATCCTACATACATCACAGGTCTGTCTGGTAACGGTAAGACCTTCATGGTTGAACAGGCATGTGCTCAACTTAACCGTGAGTATGTTCGCGTACAGGTCACCCCCGAGACTGATGAAGACGATCTGATCGGTGGCTTCCGTCTCATCAATGGTGAAACCGTTTTTGCTAAAGGTCCTGTCATCAAAGCCATGGAAGCTGGTGCAATTCTGTTGATTGATGAAATCGACCGTGGTTCAAACAAGCTTATGTGCCTTCAGGGTATTCTCGAAGGTAAACCTATTGTGATTAAGAAAACAGGTGAGGTCGTTAAACCTAAAGAAGGTTTCAACATCCTTGCTACGGCTAACACAAAGGGTAAAGGTTCTGAAGACGGACGTTTTATTGCTGCGACCATCATTGATGAAGCTTTCCTTGAGCGTTTCACAATCACTGTTGAACAACCATATCCATCGCTTTCAGTTGAGCGTAAGATCCTTATCAAGCATATGGAGAAATACGGTTGCATGGATAAAGACTTTGCAGAGCATTTGATTGCATGGTCTGAAACGATTCGTAAAACCTACGAAGACGATGGTGTCGATGAAGTTATCTCTACTCGTCGACTGTGCCACATCGTTCAATCTTTAGCCATCTTTGGCGATAAGATGAAGGCTATTGAGCTGTGTATTTCTCGGTTCGATAACGATACCAAGGAAGCTTTCCTTGATTTATATACTAAAGTCGATGCGAGTATCGGTGCTTCTAACGATCCAACCGAAACTCTCGGAGACATTCTTGAAGGAGCTTTGAATGTCAGTGCCAAAACTTTCTAAAGAGGTTGGAATTAAACACGATCATCATAAGCCAGACTATAGTCTAGTGCCGTTTGGGGCACTAGACGAAGTTGTTAAGGTACTTACCTATGGCGCAAATAAGTATGATCGGTTTAATTGGGAGCACGTAGAAGATATTCGTTATCAGGCTGCGGCTTTACGACATATCTCTGCGTATATGCAAGGTGAGAAGTTCGATCCCGAAACTGACATTAACCACCTTGCCCATGCGGTGTGTTCACTTATGTTTTTAGTTGAGTTTGACCTAAAAAACAAGTGTACGTCGGATAAATAATGTGGTATAATGTGATATATAATCCAAACAATGTGAGAATGAATGATGAAACTTAGTAATGAAACCGTTGGGGTATTGAAGAACTTTTCTGCAATCAACTCCAATATTGTAATTCAGAATGGTGATACAATTCGTACGATTAGCGAGGCAAAGAACATCCTTGCTAAAGCCAAAGTCCAAGAGTCCTTTGAGACTGGGTTTGGTATCTACGACCTTAACGAGTTCCTTAGCGCATATTCTATGTTTAAAGATCCGGATATCGTTATCTCGGGTGATAACACATGCGCTACAATCAAAGAGGGTAAGAGCTCTGTAAAGTACTTCTTTTCGGATCCTTCTATCCTTACCAGTCCTGCAAAAGATCTCCAACTTCCATCGGTTGATGTTTCGTTCAAGTTGTCTCTAGATGACATGGCTTCTATTCGTCGTGCGTCTTCGGCTCTTGGCGTTTCTGACGCCGTTATTGTTGGTGAAGCAGGTCAACCTGGTGCAGTAATTCGTGTCACAGATCATCGTGACTCTACCGCAAACTCTTATGAGCTTGAGCTAGATAACGTGCAACGATCTGATGAGTCGTTTAAGGTGGTGTTTGACATCGCAAACTTTAAATTTATGCCTAGTGCATATACAGTTGAAATCTCTAGTAAATTGGTTTCTAAATTTAGTAACGAAGACTCTACACTCGAGTATTTCGTTGCCCTTGAAAAAAGTTCTAACTTTGGAGGATAATTATGAGTGAAGATAACGTGGTAGCAACCGGTCTGTCGATTCAGGATATGGCATTGGTGTTGCGAATTATTGATTTGGCTTCTGAGCGTGGAGCGTTCAAAGGTGCAGAACTTTCAACGGTTGGTGATATCCGTGATAAGGTCGCAGGATTCATTAAAGAAAACTTGCCGACCAAGTCGGAGGCGGATAGCGCCAATGAAGAATAAACTAGCTTTACCGCTAGTGATGGCGGCAGCTGCTTCGGCAGCTGCCCCAGCCTCATCACAAGAGGCGGTTAATGAATTAGAAACGATTATCGTATATGGTACACGTACTATTTCTGAGGCTACACGTGACACCATTTCAATTAATACTATTGATCTAAGCGGATCGTCAACGTCAGACATTTACGAGGCAACTCAAGGTGCTGCTGGCCTTAACGTTGTTCGTAGTGGTGCTCGTGGACAGATCACTAGTGTGTTTACTCGTGGTACTGATTCGGATCAAACCGGGCTATCTTTGAACGGTGTATCGATCGTTGATTCGTCTACTCCGAACAGTGCTATTGATTTGGGTATTCATTCTTTGGTTGGCATTGGTTCAATTGAAGTTATGCGTGGTCCACAATCTGTCATGTACGGATCTGGTGCGATTGGCGGTAATATCAACCTTAACTCTACTCCTACTCTTGGGAGCTCCATTTCACAAACGTTTGGATCCAATGGTCTAAACATTACCAATTTGACGATTGGTGAAGTGGTGGGTGATCGTACTATTGTAAACCTTGAGCTAGAAAAGGAATCACGTGATGGTCCATCTGCTCTTGTAGCAGGAACAGAAGACGATCCATTTGAGTCGACCGGATTCGCATTGAGCCAAGAGACTGAACTGGATAACGGTTTTGTTTTCTTTACAGGTATCATTCAGAATAAAAACGATATCTCGTATGATGGTACTACTGGTGAAGAAGAATATACTGGTGATGTAACTTTTCAGAACCTTCAGACTTCGCTGACAAGCGACAATACACGAATTGTTCTGAACCGTGCCATTCACGATCGTCAGTACACTGAACCATATGCTGCATCTCAGTGGGCTCCAGCCGGTTTACGTACTGCTGAATATGATTCTGTCGTTAACACAGCTCAGGCTGAACATACGCTGAATGTTTTCCCTCCTCTTGATTTGACCTTTGGTGGTGAAATCAAAGATAGTGAAGGCAAATTCGTTAGTGCGTATGGCGATAAGCTGAATGCCACTCGTCTTGAGCGTGGGGTGTATGGTACATTGTCGTATTCGGTCAGTCAAGACGTCTTAGTGACTGGATCAGTTCGCTTGGATGATTCTGATGATTTCGGTACGCATGACAGTACTCGCATTGGTATTGGTGCCTATGGTTTCCGTGCTTCATATTCCGACGGCTATCGTTTGCCATCTCTATATGAAATGCATGGACAAGGCGCATGGGTATCTGGTAATCCTAACCTGAATCCGGAAACTTCGAAATCGGTCGAAATTGGATATGGCAATGACATGTTTGATATCTCGGCGTATCGTATCATGACCAATAATACGATCAATGCTGATTATGCCAACGGAACTTACATCAATAGTGATGGTGAAGAAGAAAGCTATGGTGCTGAACTTGTAACTAACCACACCCTTGGTATGCTGACTATCAATAACGTCATCGGTTATAACGAATCGTACGATGCAGATGGTGAGCAACGTCTACGTCGTCCTGAATGGATGCATACCATTAAGGTATCGACTGATGTTGGCGAAACCAATGTGTATGGTACTATGAACTATTTCGGTGCACATACTGACTATAACTGGCCAAATGCTATTGATGTTGATGCGGCGCGTACGTTTAACATCGGCGCCAACCGTGACTTTGGCAACGTGAGAGTTTCTGCACGAGTAGATAATATCACGGATGTAAAGTATGAACGTCCATTCGGGTATGGCCAAGATGGTCGTGTATTCTCACTGACAGGAACTTATAAGTTCTAAGAGGCAACTATATTATGGAACGCAAGCTTACAGCTAAGCAAATCAAACTTCGAAATGAAATGAATAGGATTTTTATGATGATCTCAAACCCTGAAGATAAGAACAAGCTCATTAACGGTATCAAAGAACTATCGAATTCGATGACTCGAGTAGATGCTGAAAAGGATTTTCAAAAAGACTTGATCTCCACCCTTGCTGATGAACTTGGTATTAAAAAGCCTTATATTTCGAAGATTGCAACAGTCTATCATAAGCAGACATTTGCGCAGATGCAAGCTGAGCATGAAGAGCTTGAAAACCTTTATGAAGAGATCTTTACGTGATGGATTTTGATGCTCTTACAAAATTACTTCAGTCGGACACGGTTGTGTACGCTGAAGTAACCACCTATCACATGGATGGGAATAAAGTGGTCCGTCGTCAAACCAAGATTGATTATAGCGGTGATGATTATGACTGGTCGAGTACAACAAAACCTTTGGTGGTTCTAAACAGGACCGGAATAGGCTTGGAATGAAGGAAGTATTTCTAGGTACCAACAATTCTTTTATAGGTGCGTGGTACCTAGAAGATAGTACCATCTGTGATGACCTTATCAAGTTCTTTGAAGAGTCAGAACAGTTCCAAGAACCAGGAAGAGTTGTTTATGAGTCTGGTGCACAGGTCAACAAATCGGTGAAGAATTCAATCGACATCGGTTTGGCGCCAGGATTTGAAGTGGCTGATAGATATGTTGTAGAACTTCAAAAGGTATTAGACGCATATAAATCGAAATACCCTGAGTCAGACTATGTTCCAGCTTATGGTATAGAGGAAATCAACCTTCAAAAATATCCATTGGGTGGAGGATACCTGGACTTCCATTTCGAAAGAAACTGCAACGAAAACTCTAAACGACATCTTGTCTTTATGACATATCTAAACGATATCACTGATGAAGGCGGTACTGAGTTTAAATACCAAGACTTAGTTGTTACTCCTAAAAAGGGCTTGACATTGATCTGGCCTGTAGACTGGACACATACCCATAGGGGAATTCCTTCTCAGTCTCAGGTAAAATATATTGCTACTGGATGGTACAAATTTTTATAAAAAAGTGTGTACTTTCTTTTTCGGTTGTGGTATAATTGTATACATAATAATTCAATAACGCGGGTGTAGCTCAGTGGTAGAGCTCTTCGTTGCCAACGAAGTTGTCGTCAGTTCGAATCTGATCACCCGCTCCAGAATAATGCCCCTATAGCTCAGTTGGTAGAGCAACTGATTTGTAATCAGTAGGTCCGCGGTTCGAGTCCGTGTGGGGGCACCATTTTTAGGATGAAGAGCGATGACTGGTATGTGGGTTAGAAACTGAAATAATGGAAGCGTGAAAATGAAAACTAATCTAACTCAAAGCCAGCTAGATCAACTCGCAGAGCTTATTACATTTCGCGAGTACCCAGACGGGTCTATCTGTATCAAAAATGTCTATGGTAATGTCCATGGTGATGTCTATGGTACTGTCATAGGCAATGTCGAAGGTGATGTTAAAGGTGATGTCTTTGGCAATGTTCATGGTCGGATCGCAGGGAAATAATGGAAGCGTGGCAGAGTGGTTTAATGCACCGGTCTTGAAAACCGACGAGGGTGAAAGTCCTCCGTGAGTTCGAATCTCACCGCTTCCGCCAATATCCACAAACAGAAAATGTAATGGTAATAGATTATTATGCGTAAGTATAAAGTTGCACAAGTCAAGTTTAATAGTGGCCGAGGAGCATTGCTCTGTGACGGATGTAGTGCTATAATAGCATATGGATTCGAGCACGAAGATCGCAAACACTACTGCCCTATGTGTATGAGCGGCAGCTAGCGCGCTACCTGAGCATGTGGTAAACTGCTCAAATGTTCCCAGATAGCTCAGTTGGTAGAGCAAATGACTGTTAATCATTGGGTCGGCGGTTCGAGCCCGTCTCTGGGAGCCATTTTGGTTTGTTAGTTTATTGGTTAGAATACTGGCCTGTCACGCCAGTGGGATGGGTTCGATTCCCATACAAACCGCCATATATCTAAATAGAAAAGGAAATTCGTTATGTGGTTATTGGTAGTACTTAACACTGTTGCTTACACTACTGAAATAAAACACACCACTTACGATGTTTATAAAACACAAGAACAATGCATCGTTGCATCTAAGCAAATCGCTAAGAAATTTGAACAAGATGAATCTACTCTGTGTGTTTACAGTCCTGAACTGGTAGAGCCTAAACCAGTGAAAATTATTAAAAAGTAAAAATAAAAGCAGCCGGTTGTGTGTACATCTGGCTGCTTTTTTGATATAATACACTTATGCTTAAATTATGGAGAATGTGAATGTCTGAATTCCTCTGGGTAGAAAAGTATCGTCCCCGCACTGTCGATGATTGTGTGCTACCAAAAGGCCTTAAGAAAACGTTCAGCGATATCGTAAAGGGTGGTGAGCTGCCCAATATGATGTTCTCTGGATCTGCCGGTGTTGGTAAAACCACTGTTGCCAAAGCACTATGTAATGAACTAGGCCTAGACTGGATCATTGTCAACGGATCTGAAGAAGGTAATATCGATACCCTTCGGACAAAGATTAAACAGTTTGCCTCTACTGTTTCGCTTCAAGGTGGATACAAAGTTGTTATCCTTGACGAGGCTGATTACCTAAACCCGCAGTCGACTCAACCTGCCCTTCGCGGGTTCATTGAAGAGTTCAGCAACAACTGCCGGTTTATCCTAACGTGTAACTTTAAGAACCGTATCATTGAGCCACTTCACTCTCGTTGCTCTGTATACGAGTTTGCTATTCCTAACGGTGAAAAACCGGTTATTGCTGGTGGTATCTTTAAACGTGTTACCGATGTTCTTGCATCGGAAGGTGTTGCATATGAAAAGCAAGTCGTCGTCGAACTTGTACAACGTTATTTTCCTGACTTTCGTCGTATCCTTAATGAGTGCCAGCGTTATAGCGTTAGTGGTAACATTGATGCTGGTATCCTTGTTAACCTAAGTGATCAGAATATTACCAGCCTTATGGGATACCTGAAAAGCAAAGACTTTAAGTCGATGCGTAAGTGGGTAGTAGACAATATTGATACAGAGCCTCAGGCTATCTTCCGTAAAATTTATGACCTAATGTCTGACTACCTTCAACCACAATCGATTCCACAAGTCGTTCTTATTATTGCGGACTACCAGTATAAAAACGCCTTTGTGGCTGATCATGAAATTAACGTTGTTGCTTGTCTGACGGAAATCATGGCTTCAGCTGAATGGAAGTAGGTATTACTGCATCTGCTTTTGACCTTCTACACGCTGGTCATATTCTTATGTTAAAAGAAGCAAAGCAACAGTGCGACTACCTTATTGTTGCTTTGCATGTAGATCCATCCAAGGAGAACGTTAACAAGAATAAACCAGTCCAAACGTTGGTTGAACGATATATCCAGCTTCAGGCATGTAAGTATGTTGATGAGATTATTCCTTACGAAACTGAACAGGATCTGATTGATATATTGTCAACTATTGATGTACATGTCCGCATAATCGGTGTAGAATATAAGGACAAGAACTTTACTGGATTGGTTGTGTGTAAATCTCGTGGAATAAGAATATATTATAATTCACGCGACCACCGTTTTTCTTCATCAACACTTCGTCAGAGAGTAATAGATAATGAATCCATTTGAATTTCTAAACGCTATCAATACAACAAAGAAGCATCTGATCGTTGATGATCAATCCGAGAAAGCGTATAACGGTTATATGACCAACCGTTCGCTTTCTTATTTTCCGGACACTATTCTCCTTGCAAATGAGATGAATGTTCGCCACAATGTAGACAATCTGTTACAGTTTGATTTTTTGATAAATACTGTTAGAAAGCAGAAACGTTTCGCTAAATGGGCAAAAGCCGAGTCTAGTGAAGTTGTCGATGCTCTGAAAACGTACTATGGTTATAGTAATGAAAAGGCTCGCATCGCAGCGAGTGTATTAACAGAAAATCAAATTGTTGAATTGAAACAGAGGATCTACAAAGGTGGAACAAAATAACAACGAAACCGTTGCATGGACTCCGGCGCATATGCTAGAGGTTGTCCTGCGCGAACCTGATGACTTCTTAAAAATTAGAGAAACTTTAACACGTATTGGTGTTGCATCACGTAAGGATAATAAGCT